CTTTCGACTCCGAATGGAGTTGGAAATTTCTTTCATCAAATGTGGGTAGATGCAGAAGCAAAGAAAAATACTTTTAATACAATAAGATTAAAATGGAATTTACATCCAGAAAGAGATCAATCTTGGAGAAACAGACAAACTGATGAATTGGGTCAAAAACGATCATCTCAAGAATGTGATACGGAATTTTTATCTTCAGGAAATACTGTAGTTGATCAGGGGATTATTGAATTTTATAGAAATTCCAAGGCTAAAGATCCGATAGAAATCCGTGGCATTGATCAAGGTTATTGGATTTGGGAATATCCAGATTATAGTAGAAATTATATAGTATGTGCTGACGTTGCAAGGGGTGACGGTGCAGATTTTAGTGCATTTCATATATTGGACGTTGAAACACTCACACAGGTTGCTGAATACAGAGGTCAGATGGATACCAAAAATTATGGGAATTTCTTGGTGGAAGTTGCAACTGCGTATAATAATGCTTTGCTGATTGTAGAAAATAATAATTATGGATGGGCGGTATTACAACAGATCATTGATAGACAGTATCAAAACACATTCTATAGCAGCGAAGATTTACAATACGTGGACGTTGAACGTCAACTCAGTAACAAATATAATCGTGACGAAAAAAAGATGATTCCTGGCTTCACAACCAGTTCCAAGACTCGCCCATTATTGATTTCCAAACTTGATACATATTTCAGAGAACAGTCTGTAAATGTATATTCTAAGAGGTTATTGGACGAACTTTCCGTGTTCATATGGAATTCCAATAAAGCCGAAGCAATGAGAGGTTATAATGATGACTTGGTGTTGTCATTAGCAATAGGATTGTGGGTCAGAGACACTGCATTACGATTACGTCAACAAGGTATGGATATGAACCGCAGTCTTATTAATGGAATTTCAAGAGTTTCAAATGATAATATTTATACATCAAAAACACAACCAAATGAAACTGGTTGGTCTATGAAATTGGGACAGAATAACGATAAACAAGAAAATCTCACATGGTTACTGTAATCGTTTGATATATATACTATAACAAATTATGCCATCAGAAGAATTCCAAATATTAAAACAACAATCTTTATATTCACGTTTAAAGAGACTGTTTTCTACCGATGTAATCGTTCGTAATGTCGGCGGAAAGAAACTAAAAATCGTTGATACTGATCAAGTAATGTATGCGACGGATCGCAATACATTACGTGACAGATTTAATCGCATTCGTACCAGTTCATTTAATCAGTATAGCAGAGACTTTACACTGAGTTATCAAGCAGCTCGTGTTGAATTATTCCGCGACTATGACTGCGTTGGACCAGATACAATTATTCCCCTTCCAGATGGATCACGTCCCACCATAGCCGAATTAACAGAAAAGTATAAGGATAAACCCCAAGAAAGGTTTCATGTATTTTCATACGATCACGAAACTGATAGTATCAAATTAGGAAAAGCATATCATCCTCGCAAAAAAGGACATCGGATGGAAGGATATAAAGTGACATTTGATGATGGTAAATTTGTTATTGGAAGCGAAAACCACCCATTTCTTATGCGGAACGGTGAATATAAAGTAATAAAAGATCTCCAAATTGGGGAGTCGGTAATGCCGTTTTATCAACATACCAATAAACTTGGGTATCGGAGTATTTATAATTATTCTCATAGATGGGTGTCTGAACACAAACTTATTGCCACACAATTTTATGGAGCAATAAACGAAAATGAATGTGTTCACCATAAAAATTTCAAACATGATGATAACAGCCCATCCAATTTAGAAATCATGTTAAAAGACGATCATAAAGCATTTCATGCCAACCATAATAAAAATGTGTTGTGGGGGGATGAAAATTATGAAAATCAGCTTAACAAAATGAAATCACATCCGAATTACGTCAATCGGGAATTTCATCATTGGGACGGAGAGAGATCAGGTAAAAATAACCCATTTTTTGGCAAAACTCATTCAGATGAATCCAATGAGAAACGATCTAAAACATTAAAAGAAGTGTTTGTTGATAGAGATCAAACCGGAGAAAAAAATCCAAAATATAGAGGGGATCTTACGGTAGAAATATTGAAAATTAAAGCTACAGAGCATTATAAAAATAATGGAAAATTAACGGCATGGGGGTTGGTGAAAGACATCGGATGTGATTATTCTGTTCTTCAAAACAGGTTAAAAGATTCTAATACTGATTGGTCCACATTCAAAAATGACGTAGTATCAACACTAAATCATAAAATCGTATCTATTGAAATGATAGGTGAAACGGATGTCTATGATATTACAGTAGAAAAATATCATAACTTCGCGACGGATAGTATAATCTCTCATAACACAATGGACATGGATCCAATCCTAGCATCTGCACTTGATATTTATGCGGATGAATGTGTTACAAAGAATGAATTGGGTAAGATTTTAACAGTAACTACCGATGATAATAATATCAAACAGATTTTGGAAAATTTATTTTATGATATTTTAAACATTGAATTTTTCTTGTGGAGTTGGACTCGTAATTTGGTTAAATATGGAGATTTTTATTTAAAATTATATATTAGTCCTGAATATGGAGTTTATCTGGCTGAGCCAATTAGTTCATATAGTGTTACCCGAGTAGAAAACAGTGACATCAATAATAAGAATTATACTAAGTTCCAAATTAATTTACCTGAAGGTGGAAAAATTGAAGATGTTGAAAACTATCAGATGGCACATTTTCGTTTATTGAGTGATAGCAATTTCTTGCCGTATGGTAAAAGTATGATCGAAGGTGCTCGTCGTGTATGGAAGCAATTGAGTTTGATGGAAGACGCGATGTTAATTCATCGTGTTATTCGTGCGCCTGAAAAGCGAATTTTCAAGATTGACGTTGGAAATATTCCACCACAGGAAGTCGATCAGTATATCGAAAAAATCATCAATAAAACCAAGAAAATTCCATATATTGATCCAACCACTGGTGATTATAATTTGCGTTATAACATTCAAAATTTATTGGAAGATTTTTATTTACCGGTGCGTGGAAGTGATAGTGGAACTAGCATTGAACCGTTGAGTGGAATGGAATTTACAGGTATTGACGATATTGAATATCTGCGAAACAAGATGTTAGCTGCATTAAAGATACCCAAGGCATTTTTAGGATATGAAGAAGATTTGTGTCTGGTTCCTGAGACAGTGATACCCACTTTGAGTGGTAAAAACAAGACCATCAAGCAGTTGATTGAAGATTATAATAATGGTGTAAAAAATTATGTGTATTCAATTGATGAAATCACGAAAAACATTGTGATGGGAGAAGTTGAATGGGCAGGTTACACAAGAAAAAATGCAAAATTGGTGCGTGTATCTCTTGATAACGGAGAATATATTGATTGTACTCCTGATCATAATTTCTTGACCAGAGATGGTTTGTGGATTGAGGCGCAAAACCTTAAACCGAATCAATCATTGATGCCTTTATACAGAAAGAATGAAGTATTTTATGGAAAATCTGACTATGAAAAGGTTTACAATCCAGGTTTAAATTCTTGGGAATGGACGCATAAATTGGTTGATAATCAGGTGAATGGTGGAAATGTATCTCAACCGAGTCCATTTAACTTTGATGAGATGATTGTGAGGCATCACAAAGATTTTAATAGATTTAACAATGATCCAACCAATATAGAGAGAGTCACAAATAAAAATCATAAGCAATATAAATCAATTGATAATATCGGTATAACTTTTGGTTTGTCTAAGAATCAAATCAAATCGTTTTCAAAAAAGCAAACACCAATTTTAAACCATAAAGTGATTAAAGTTGAATTTTTAGTTGAAACCAAGGATACGTGTGATTTAAGAATAACAAAGTATCATAATTTTGCTACTGCGGCGGGAGTAATTGTTCATAACAGTGGAAAAGCTACACTTGCGAGTGAAGATGTTCGATTTGCGAAGACAGTGAATCGTATTCAAAAGATTCTTGTAAGTGAACTGAAGAAGATTGCAATTGTACATTTATATGCACAGGGATATACGGATGAATCGTTGGTGAATTTTGATTTGGAATTAACAAATCCGTCTGTAATTCTTGAAGCGGAAAAGGTAAAAATCTGGTCTGATAAAGTAAGTTTGGCAAAAGACATGGTTGAAAATAAGTTATTTAGTCGTAAATGGATATATAATAATGTATTTAAGTTGGCAAATGAAGATGTTGATCAACAAAAGAATGACATTATTGAAGATGCGAAAGACAATTATAGATTCAAGCAAATTGAAGAAGATGGTACAGATCCAGCAAAACCATTCAATAAAATTAAATCAGATGGAGAATCCGAAGAGCCTTCCTCTGAAGCCGATGGTGGATCTCCGGATGCAGCGGTTACTGGTGGAAACCCGCTTCCTGACGAAGTTCCAAAAGAAACACCTGCGCCGGCGGCTCCAACTGAACCTTCTTTAACGGAGAAGTCTAAGAGACCGTCTCAAGCAGGTGAACACAAGGATAGAAAAGACATTCGATTTGGGTATGATCCGATGGGGAACCGAGAAAATACAAGAATTTCAAAAACTGATCCATTAAGATCTGCGTCAAAATCAAAATCGCCATTAAGTTTAGAAAATTTAACTGGCCTTCGTGCGTATTTACAATCTCAAGTAGAAACTAAGAAAGATTTGTTAAAAGAAGAATCATCAAAATCATTGTTAGATGAGTCTAATATAATAACAGACGAATAAATATTACAATTAAATGGATTTTATCGGGATTTTATTATATTTATAAACTAGGACAATAATATTATTATATGCAAAAAGCGAAACATTCCAAGTTTAAAAACACGGGAATATTATTTGAATTACTTGCTCATCAAGTAACTGCGGACATTTTGTCGGGAAAAGATGAATCTGCCGCAAAGAACTTGTTGTTCAAATATTTCACAGAGAACAAAGAATTGGGTAAAGAATGGCAACTGTATAATTTTCTTTTGAACGAAAAAACAAAAGATGATTTTCAAGCAGAAAAGTATATTAATGTCATTTTAAAACAAAGAGAAAAATTAGATTGTAAAAAACTTACCGAACAAAAATATAATCTAATCAAAGAAATCAAAGATAGTTACCCAATAGAAGATTTATTGAAATCTAGCATTAAAAATTATAAAATACATGCTTCTATTTATAAGCTTTTTGAGAACCACGTCAATACTTTTGTAAAATTTGATATAAAAGAACTTATTCAATCACGTAATACTCTCACGGAAAATCTTTGTGGAAAGAAAATTCCATCTAAGGAATCCGAAGATGAAATGATTAATTTCTACAAACAACAAAATGAAGATATTAGATTATTAAGTTATAAATTGTTAGTCGATTCATTAAATGAAAAATACAAAGATTTGGATTCCAATCAAGAGCGTTTGTTGAAAGAATATATCAATAATATAAGCAATACAAATTCTCTAAATGAATTTATTGAAGTTGAAATTGTCAACATCAAGAAGACCATCGGCGAATTGTTGCCAAAAATTTCAAATGAAGTTGTTAAAATTAAGATAAATGAAGTTATAAAACAATTGGATGGTATAAATTGTAAGAAATCAGTTAAAGATAATCAAATTACTATATTGTTGCTTTCACACGAACTCATAAAAGAAATCAAGAACCAAATTTAATACTGTTTAAAACAAAATATATGAAGATCAAAAATGCCGATGAGAAAAAAGCCGATGAGAAAAAATTGATTATCAGTTCATTAAAAGAACTTATCAAAAAGATGATTCGTAAAGAAATGGACGAGGCTTCTGGAACTGGTGCTGTTGCTGGGTTTCAAACACCATATGCATTTTCTAAAAAACAATCAGGCAATAATCATAAAGATATGGGAAATGTCAAAGCTGCAACTGCTTCTACTGGGTATACCAGAGTGGATGAAAAGGTTGAAAAGAAAGAAAAGGTTGTTGCTCCAAAACCCGATGCAAAACCTGCTGCAAAACCTGCTGCAAAACCCGATGCAAAACCTGCTGCAAAACCCGATGCAAAACCTGTTAAGAAGATAGTTCCTGTTGGAAAAGAAACCACTCCGGATGTAGTAAAAGATAAAAAACATCGTGGAGTAAACAAAAATGATTTATATATTTTGACTAGAAGACATGCTATTGCCGTGTCTCAAGACGATGAAAAATTAGCAGATCATTATCAAGTACTTATAGATTTGGCCAAGGAAAAGTTGAAAAAATCAATCAACCGTTAATATGTATATCAGTTTAAAAAGATTATTGGAGGCAGAAGCAGTTCCAGCACCAAAGTCACCGGTTGCAAATGCTGCTGTGCCTGGTCCGACTAACCCCACATCTGATCCAGTTAAAAAGACGCCACAATCAGATACACAATCAGATACATCATCTGATAATTATAATTTGAAATTTGATATTGATGATTTTGAAAACAAAATGTCTCAATCATCTGAAAAACTTAAGAATGACTTTAAAGATAAAATCTTGTTAAAGATTGGAAATAAAAAAATTCAAATTCGTGCTTCAAAGGGATATGGACAACCTGAGAAGGACTTTGTTGTAAATGTTGATATGGTAAGTATTGATTTTTACTATGAAAAATATGTTGTTGTGATCAAAGGGAGAGAACCTAACAAACAAAAAGAAGGAGAGTATTTTATTAAGCCTCCGTATGTCATAAAGTTATTGGGAACCGCTTCTGTTCAAAAGAACAAAACACCATCTCAAAAACCTTCGCCGGTAGTTCCTGACGTGACTCAAAATGTTGCAACGAAGGGGATTTAATTATTATGATCAATAAAAAATTATTAATGGATTGCATATCGTTTGAAATAAGCCGAGATGTAATCAACGAAGCAATGAAGAGAAACGGTCCTTTTTTAGTGAAAGGGACTCTTCAACGTGCTGACGCAAAAAATCAAAACGGTCGCATTTATCCAAAACGCATTCTTGAAAGAGAAGCTCAAAAATACGAAGAACATTTTATTAGAGAGAGAAGAGCCCTCGGTGAATTGGACCACCCAGAAAGTTCGGTTGTTAACTTAAAGAATGTAAGTCACACTGTAACCCGCATGTTTTGGGAAGGGGATGATTTGATGGGGGAAGTTGAAGTGTTACCGACTCCAAGTGGAAACATTCTTAAAGAACTTTTTGCATCTGGCATTCGTTTGGGGATAAGTTCCAGAGGCATGGGCAGTGTTCGTAAAAATGTACATGAATCAGCAGATGAGGTTCAAGACGATTTTGAACTAATTGCATTTGACTTCGTATCAAATCCCAGCACTAAGGGTGCTTTTCTATCTCCCGAATCTAACACGTCTTTGAATGAGAGTATAGTAATAAAAAACCCAGAAAAAAATAAGTGGGAAAATGTTGAAAATATTATTCGTGATATTTTAGGCGAAATTAAATAATAATTAGTTTGACTATATAGCATATGACTTGATACATATGCTATATGGACACAACAGTAAATTGGCTTAAACAACATATATTACATGACCGGGGATTAATTTCAAAGAAATGTAAAAAAGAATGGTTTGATAAGTATAATTTTTCAAATCAATATCAAGAA